GTCAGATAGTCATTGCCTGACCCATTAATGTTAGTGATGAGCGCACCATCCTTAAACACATACATCTTGCCGGGCGTGAACACCAGCATGTAGCTGTCAGACACGCTAAACTCAAATGATACCATACGCACTGCCGTGCCTGCGCCGCTGTCCAGCTCTGCGATGTACTTGGTGCCGTCACGGCGTTTTGCGCCGCCCTGCGGCTGGATAGACACGTTCTTAGCTGTGGTCAGCCCGGACTTATACTGTGCGATGTCAGTGCGCGCCCGGAGCTTTGGGTCCAACTCGCCGCTCGTAAAGTCATTCTGTATCTGAATGATGCGCGACATCTTAGAACCTTATGTCTGAAATAGGGAACTCTTGGATAGACTGAGGCGGTTGGTCTGCGCCATCAATGTTTATAGCAACGCGAACAAGACCGCCGCGCATATTGTCAGAAGGCGCACCATAAGCCTTACCGTGGAAATAGTCCGCTTTGGTAATCTGGTCCGTAATTGGTTCAGCAAATTCCGCCGCCAACGCGGTTTTGAGTAGGCGCACGAAGTAGGGCGGAAACTCCGCTGGCTCTGGCAGATATTGATAATCAATCCAAACATTTTCAAGGTTCGTGTAAAGGCCAGAGGAATAAAGCTCAAAGTCACGCACAGGCCGGTTGCCTACGCCGTTATTGTCAAAGACAGCTTTAGGGTTGCCCAGCATTTCACCGGGGAGCTGGTACTTATACCGCCATTCGTTTATGGGCGGGTCAGCAAGCCGTGCCAGCTTCTTTTTGCGCAGTGTCCAGCTATACGGGTACTGCATGATAAGGGTGTCTCGCACATCGTCATAGAGGCGGTCAGCAACCTGTGCCTCATCTGTGCCGTCACCGAAACTAGATAAGGGAGCAGCACCGAGCATGATTAGTGCGTCCGAACAGATAGACAGTTTGGTATCGCCTGATGCCATGGTGCAGCTCCAAAGTTGAAGCGAGGGGGCTATTCACCCCCTGCGCTATTAGTCGGCGTCAGCTACAGAAACAGCTGTGCCGTCAGACACGTCAACAACACCTGATGCGTTTGACAGTACAACAACAATGCTCATTGTTGGGGTTGCGCTGTCGTGGCAGAAGATGATGTCGCCAACTGCCAGTGTGTCAGACAGGTCATTGAAATAACCCGCTGTGTTCACTGTGGCAATCGCGTCTGCTGATGTGTAGGTGTACAGTGAAGGCGCGTTGCCCTTCTTTGCTGCACCGATGACATTCAGTCCGTCTTTTGAAAAAGCCATTGTTCAGTCTCCTTATTCGGTCGCTGAGATTTTGACAATGCCTTCGTCTTCAATGGCAACCGCGCCAGCGGAGAACATTGAAGAAACGAGGAACGATGTCTTCTCAGGAACGTAGTTGATTTCAGAACGCTGGTTCATGCCGATGCCCATGCCGATTGCGTCACGATGGAACGCCAAGCAAGTACGAACACCAGATGCCAATGGCAGGCCGCCTTCATCGCGGTCACCAATGGTGACGAAGCGGAAGCCGAGGAATGTGTTGATTTCACCAGTTGACAGTGCCTTAACGGTGGCAAAGTCAGATGATGTCAACTCAGTTTCGTCCAGCAGTGCTGACAGGTTCTTTGCATGGATGATGATTGTACGACCTTCAGCAGGCACGTTGTTTGTGTCCATCAGTTCCTTTGTTTCCAGCAGCTTTGCAAGGTTCATGTTTGTGCCTGAACCGCCTACGTTGGTGCCAACTGTACCCGGTGAGGATGCAGCGTTGATGGCGTCCAGCAGGATTTGGTCCATGCGGCGGCCAATAGCATTACCAACTGTTGTGACCAGTTCGCGCCGCTCATCGAAGTTTACTTTCTGCTGTTGGAAGATGTCGCTGTACTCGGCAGCAATGTAGTCTGACATTGTTGCTGTAACCTGTGAATAGGTTACGTTCAGCGGGGTTACGTCAGTCTGCGGTACGCGGACTGTGGCTGTTCCCTTGCCCAGCTTTGGGAACTTAACTTGGTTGCCCTCTACGCCAGAGCGTTCACGCACAAGACCGGCAAGTGAGCGACCAGCTTGGTACGCCTGCTTGACTTCCGCATCGAACAACTGGACAAAGGCGTTTGAAATAGACAGTGCCATTTCTTTTCTCCTTATCAGGTTGCATTTTTACAAAAATCGCATCAGGTATCCATGAAGGGCTGACAGCTTGGGTGTGTACGTTACACCCCGAAACGGGTCTGGCAGGCCGCAAGCGGTTATCTGTCAAGCATAAAATAACAGAAACGGACGCACCCCGCAAGGGTGCGTCCTATCATTTAGATAGCAGATGCGTCCTGTGTCCCATAGACACGCTCAAACATCTTTTCGACCTTGGCGCGAAACGCCGGGTCGCTGACATATTTAGGGTCGCCGACCATGGCATTCAGCTCTTCCTTAGACGGCGCGTCACCCACAGGTGTCACGTCAACCGGGATAGGTCTGTCGCCGTAATAGCTGCGCACTTTCTGCAATGCCTTCAAGCCTTGCGCTGTGCCGCCCATGATGCGGAACTCTTCAAAGTCATCTTCTGACCAAACGCCTTTGCGCACTAAGCCCTGCGCCCAATCGGTCATAGATTTAATAGTCGCATCAGCACTCTTTCCAAGTTTCGCAAACTCCTCATCATACGAAACTTGAGCAGCCTCGGCCTCATTACCAGCCAACTGAATGAACTTAGTCGCAAGCTCATCAAAAGCATTTTGGCTGATGCCGTTTTCTTTTGCCCAGCTCTTGTAAGTGCTGAACAGCTCATCGTCCTCAGGTATCTCAGCATCTTTGAAAATGCTTTCATCGTAAGTCTCCGGGGCTTTATGTTTGCCTTGACTAAACTTTTTCTGAAGCTCGTTGTAAGACTTGGCAAGGTTCTCCAAGTCAGGCCCATCGTCCTCATTCCAGAACTTTTCTGGATACCATTCCGGGCGTTCAAATTCTGTTTCTTCGCCCTCTTTAGCAACAGTCACCTCATCAAGTGACTGCAGTCCTTCATCTGGCTGAAGGTGTGAAATCTCTTCTGGCTGCTGGTTATCCTCGCTCTGGTCTTCGACCTGTGCTTGGGCCATCAGTCCTTCTGTTTCATTCATAGCTCTCTCGCTCTCTGTATGCGCCGCTCTATTTCGCGGACAAGTGAATTTTGCCCTTCCCTAGCATACCCGTGTGAAGCGTCCTCACCGGGATACCAAGTGGGCTGCTCTATCGTCAGTGAACGCAGATGTTCATGTAGCTTCTGCCCATCCTCACTGCCGAATACGCGCAAGTACAACCTGTCTATATCGTCTTGGTTGTCTTGCTGTGTCTTGCGTGTCTCTGGCTCTACGGAGCGTAGGCCATCCCATCCCTCTACAATCATTGCTGTGGCTCACCCTGTTCTGCCGCCATCTGTGCGGCCTGCATTGCCTGCTGCATCATCTGTTCGCGTTCAGCAGGGGTTGTGCGCAACGATGCCGGTATGCCCATCTTGTCAGCCACATGGTCAACGATTGCGCTTGTCTTAACTGCCATCTGGCCCTCTGGACCAAGCTGGCCTGCTGCTGTAACCCATTGCAGTATCTTCTCGATGTCGCCCATGCTCTGCGCTTGCGCAATCGGAGCAACCGGGGTCACCTTAACTTGCAGGCCATTCACCTCAAGGGGCAGCTCAATCAAGCCCCGGTCATCCATGACTGACAGCACCCGTGACACCAGCGGTATCATGGTCTCAGTAATCAAACGACCAAAAGCAGAGCCTAAGTTCTGCGCCAGCTCTTGTGCGCGGAAACTGATTTCTGTAGCTGAACGCGCAGACATATTGTCGTTAGGCAGTGTGTCATCCAGCAGGGTCTTCTTAACATTCATCCGCAAATCGTTAATAACAATCTGTGACACGTTAAAGTCACCGGAGCGGGGCAACATCCGCAGGCTTTCGCCTTGTGGGCCGCCGTTACGCGCCACAGGAATGATTGCACCCGGACGGATGCTGATGGTCTGCGGGTTCAGAACGCCGTCATCTGCTGCTGTGTACACACCAGCGATAGACAGGCTGGCGTTCTTCAGCAACAGTTCCAGTGTCTTGTTCAGCGTCTTAATGTCGGGGATAGCTGTGACCAGCGGACCACGCCCGTACACCTCGCCAGCGACCTTCATGTAACGCGCCACAATCCATGGGCTGCTTTTCAGCTTGCGTTCCAACAGTTGCGCCTTGCCCTCTTTCTCAATCAGGTAGTAATGGAACTCCCCAGTCTCAGGGTCCAGAACGGTTGCGTCAATCAACTCAACCTCTTCTGTCGGCTTCTCATCGACCATGCGCTTCAGCTTGTCTGACAGCTCCGCGTCAGGCCATTGCCGCGTGATAGCCTCTGCCTTCATACGCAGGCGGCGGTACACGTTATCGACCTTGCCGTGCGCACCCTCTTCAATCGCAACAAGATACTGCGGCACGGGGGTAAAGCGGATGGGCGTTGTCTCATCGCCTTCCTCAACCAGCATCACGGCGGTGCCTACTGCCAAGTCCAGCAGGAACTCACCCATAGCTAGGTCAAAGTTGGTCTGGCGCAACAGGTCAAACATCTTTTCAACATAGATGTCTAGTATCTGCTGCACCTCAATCTGACGCTCTTGCGGTATCTCTGAACCCGGCTCTAAGCGACACCAGCTTGATTGCGGCGGGAACAGGCCGCTCTGGATGCGGTTTGCAAAACGCTGTGTGCTGTTGATAGCGGTACTGTCAAACACACGCGCCATCTTGTTCTGGCCCGGTGCGTTGCCGCCCTCATAAAAACCATCATACAGGTTGCGCTGTGGCAGCGCGAACTCATAGCAGTCTTCGTATATCTGCCGCCAGTTATCCTTGCGCCGCTGCGCAAGCTCATGCCGCTTGATGATGTCGGATGGTGTCATCATGACTTTTTGTGCCTTTGTGCAAAGTTACGCGCACTTTCTTTTGAGCGAAAACCCCATGCGCGTAGGGCCAGACCCAGACGGGTTGGGGTGCCGTCAGGCTTTTTTTCCGCACCCTTCATGCCAGCAAACCGCGCAGCGAATGACACGCGGCGCGGGTTTGTGCCTGACTTAACCGGGCGTTTAAGGTTTGAACCTTCTGTGCGCTTGAAATGCTTACGCCCGGCCTCAGTCAAACCGCCCTTCGGGTTCTTATGTTCTTTTCTCACGCGCCGCCCTCATGTTGTCAATCAGGTTCGGATACGGACGACCAGCCTTTGCGGCGGCCTTCATTGCGCTACGCTTCTGTGCTGGCGTTAAGCTCTTCGGCTTGCCTGCGCTTTTCGGACGCTTCTTTTCCCAAACGGGTTTAGGCTTCTTGTCCATAGTTCTTCTTCTTTGCCATCTTTGATTTCATGCTGCCCATTTCCATGCGACCGCCGGTCTGCTTGGCGTATTCCTTCGCCGCAGACATGCCAGCCTTTGAATAAGCAAATGTTCTTGTCTTCCCGTCCTTAGATATAACCTTAGGCATTAACCCGCTCCTAGTGTTGTTTGCTCTTCACCCGAACCAAGGCGACCACCGCCAAGCAGTGAACGCTGACCGCCACGCCGTGCGCGTCTTCGTGCTGCTGCTTCACGCTCACCGCGCGTTGACTGCACCGGGGCCGCCGGGGCTGGCTCTGGAACTGGTGCCGGGGCTGGTGCTGGCTTACTGCCGCCGCCAAAAACTTTTGCTATGCCACCCATTACTGGCTCCCTAATGTTGACTTTACGCCCGTTGCCGGGGTTTCACGCTCTGACGACAGCAACATACGCTGACCGCCTACACGCCGCGCACGTTGCCGTGCAGAAATTTGACGCATCTTCTGTTCTTCCTGCGCCTCAAGGCGTTCTTCCTGACGCGCTTGTGCTTCGGCAACCTTCGGGTCTGGTGCCGGAGCTGATGGGGTTTTACCGAATAGTGCGCCCATAATACCTCGCAAACATAATGTGGTCTGAACCGTTGGGGCCGTACCCTACCATGCGGCCCTCTTGTGTGAATTTTAACGCACTTGCCCAGTGCATTGCAAGCTCATTCCGCTCATCAACGACCAACTGCAATCGATGCAATTTCATTTCGATAGCAACATGATTAAATATTCTGATAGCACCTCGCGTCAGTGATATCGGATTGATTGCAACAAGGGGTGTTGTCAGCATCCAGCCTTCTGCAACGCCATTCCATAGCTCACTGAACCCAAAGCAACAGGCCATGTCACCCTTATACAAAGCGGTGTACGCATAGGGCTGGTTCGCAAAAGCTCTAAGGCGGTCGCTGTAGTCAGGCATCATTTCAAAGTATTCACGCTCAAACGCCCTCAAGTCCATGTGATACGGGTGCGCCCAGTGAAACGGTATGGTGGTAACGTCTTTGTTACTAGAAAACATCAAAGTCAACTTGCGCCGTGAGCTGCTTGAACTGGTTGCTGCGGTGGCTGTTGCGGGTCATGTTGCGGTGTTCACTGCCCATCATCAAATAGCCGTAGGCGTCCCCAACGTGCGAATGCTCATTCTTATTCGGCGCATCACGGAACCGCTCCTGACCGCCGCCCATAGCGACACGCTTGAAATGATAACCGCCTGCCAATGCCTTGCGGGTGCGGTGGCAATCACGGTTCACAATGATGCCGGGCTTGCCGTCTATCAATCTGTTCATGGGTGCCGCACCAGCTTCCCGGCGCACCATGAAATCGTTTGACGCGGTAGGCTGTGCGCGTAGGCCAAGGGTGCGCATATGCTCAAATGCAGTAACCTCAAATATCTCATCGCGCTTTGCACCAGCCGGGTCGCCCCAGATAAACACCTCACACTTAGGGAAATGCGTGTTGATGTCAGCCATCAGGTGATGACAGAACCGCTCAAGACCCATATCAAACGCAACCAACTCATGCACCACGTTCCATCTGCCGTTGCCCATCTTCTGACCAAACACGGCGGCAGGCGTCAAACCAAAGTCAAGCCCGATATGCACAGGCCAAGCTGGCTCAATCTCAACATCGCCAGACATAATGCTGTCGGAAAACTCAGGCCACACGGGTTTGCCGTCCTGCACATAGACATACTGTGCGCCAGCGTAGCACTGAATCCAATCCAGCGTCTTGCCGGCAAGCTGCTGTTCGTAATAACCGGGCGGCAGGTTGTTGGTGTTCTCAGCCTTCGGGTTGTTAATCCAATACTTGCCAGCGGCAAAAATATTATCCTCATGCTCCTTAGTGCCTTCAAGAACACCGCCGGGCTGCTTGTAAAATTTCCACGGGTATTTGCCGCGTATCGGGTTTTTCTCCGACAGGTTTACCCACCAGTGGTCGCTATCCATCGGGTTCGTTGACATCCACACACCACGCCACGGGCAACCGCCGTGCCTCTTGGTCGGATAACGTCCGACACGCGATGTCAAACCATCGACTNGGGCAACTCACGCGCCTCATCAATAAAGCCGCCGGTCAATTCCAAAGACAACAGCTTACGCACATCCTTGGGCTGGTCCAGTGCCAAAAATATAACCTCACAGTCAACGCCGGGGGTGCCGTCACGCGGTGGCAACTTAATGTGGTGCGTGATAGGCGGTGACCACCGCATCTGGCCCCAAGTGTTCTCAGGGAATATCTCCTGCCACGTCTTGATTGTCGTTGTGCGCAGTTCCGGGTATGAGTTTCTGATTACGGCAAAACGTGTATATCGTACATTGTCCACAGGCGAAGCAGGTTGCTTTACAGCACGAAGCATCACCTCCGCCAACGAGGCATATGTCTTTCCAGAGCCTACTGGCCCAAGTAGACCCCGCACAAAACTGTCGTCTTGTAAAAAACTCCATACCGTAGGACTTTCCGAAAAATCCAAATTAAGCCCGGTCAGGGCTTCCGTTGTCGGCGTCTTGGTCCTGCGCCGCGATTGGTCCGTTGCTCTACTCTTCCTCGCCATCACCAAACTCCGGGATAAATGTCACAACTACCATGCCGCCCATGTCCTGCTCCGGCTCATCACCGACATCAATAATAACCTCTTTGCACTTAGAGCAAACCACAGCCTGTGTCTCGGTGTACACCCTGCCGCGTGTTTCCTCGCCGCAGTTCTCGCACGTCACATAGTCCTTAAAGAACCGCACAAAGTCATTGTGCTTCATCTTCGTCACTGACATCCTTCACCTCATACGTTGTGGTTTTAGGCCCGGTCACGTTAATGCCAATCATGCTGGGCCGCTGGTCGTCACTGTTTGGCTCAAGCAAGCCGCGATGCTTGGCAAGCAGACGCAACGCCGCCAGCTTGTCGTGCATCTCAACCTCAATCGTGTTGCCGTGCTGGTTGGGCGTGACCTTAATCTTCTTGATGCTGCGCTTGGCGCGTTCCGATAACTGGTCGCTGGGCGTAAGCTGAACCTGCCCCATAGCGTCCCAGCTAATCACATCCGTGGCCTCGCCGGCTGCAATCGCCTCAAGCTCCTGCACCACCGCCTCGCGCCTGTCAGCGTCAGGGCTGGACAAGTCCTGCCTCATGCTTCGCGTTGTTGGCGGTTTACTCCTCATTCGATGCAATCTCCCCGGCGCAGGCCATGTAGCCAGCCGCGTCAACAAAGTTGTCCATGTGCGCTGGGTTGCCCCTTATACGCGCAACCTTCAACAAGGTCATCATAACACCAACGTCAACAGGTGTAACGGGGTGCTGTAAATAAACCGACCACAGGCTTGCGATTGCTTGAAAGTTATCCTCAAGGTCGCCGTGGTCTGCGGCGCGGTCCCGTGTCACATAATCGGTTGCCGTCTGCAAAATATCTGCGCGTTTCATTTAACTATCTCCAATCCACATACATCGCAAGTCATCTCGCCGCACATCTCTGCGCGGCACAGCCACATCATGCAGCATCACAGGATCATCTGGCGATAATACAGTGAGCGCCACTGTGCCAAGCGGTGAAACTCTGCTTGCGGGCGATTACATCCAGCTTGGCAGCGCATCAACGGCCACGCTTCACAAGGTGCTTGTGGATTATACAGGCACTGGCGCTGCGGCTGATCTGGAAATCTGGCCAGCCTTGCGCGTGAATAGATCGTCTGCATCTGCAACATTATCAAATGCAAAGGGCAACTTCCGCTTGTCTACGAATGAGCAAGCATGGTCGATCAATGAGGCCAGCACTTACGGCATCACGTTTGGCGCGATGGAGGCTATCTGATGTATCGCACAGTTCCAGCAGCATTGCTCACAGCACTGGCTCAGGCAGAGGTTCAGCCGTTCTATGCGGTTGAAATGCTGTTTGACAGTGGGCCAGTGCGGATTTGGACTGGGTATGGCAACAGGTCGATTGATGGCAACACCTATGTTGGCGGTGGTAATCTGCTGAATATCGAAGGCTTGGGCGAGGTTGCTGATTTGTCTGCCAAGTCAATCACAGTGTCGCTCAGTGGCGTTGCCGTGTCATTGGTATCGCTTGCCCTGCAAGAGCCTTACCAGCGCCGCAAGTGCCGTGTGCTGTTTGGCGCAGTTGATGTGGCAGAGTTTGTGGAAGTGTTTAGCGGTCAGTTAAACACGATGCAGATTGAGGATAGCGGTGAGGCAAGCACGATCTCGGTTCTGGTTGACAGTAAGTTGGTTGAGTTGGAACGCGCAAGCAATCGCCGCTATACAAGTGAAAGCCAAAAGGCGCGCTTCGCTGGAGATACGTTCTTCGATTATGTGAGTGCTATACAAGACGCGGAGATCGTATGGGGTCGCAAAAGCAGCTAAACGATTATCTGCGCGAGGTGAAGGATAAGCCTTTTCGCTGGGGTGAGCATGACTGTCTCATCTTTAGCAATGCTGCGTTTAAGGCATATCATGGTTATGGCTATGCTGATGACTGGCTTGGCCGATATATGAAGAATGGTGAACTGATGTTGCCATCCAGATTGCGCGTTGAATATGGCGTGATTGACTTTGATGAATTGATTGAAGAGCGCATGACACCGATAAATTATGCCCCACCGAAGGGTGCGGTCTGTGCAACCAAGAAGGCTGACCGCTGGCATATAGGCTATGGCCTTGGAATATCTATCGGCACAAAGGCGGCGTTTCTTTCGCGGCAGGGTGTGGTATATTTCCCGCTAGATGATGTTGATAAAGCGTGGGTTCCTAAATGATTAAGCATCCATTTAATGTATTGCGGCATAGAGACTGGGATGTAGCACCACGCGGCCCTGCGGTTGGCACTGCTCTTTTTGGCGCGCTTGGCCTGTCCACTACCGCTGGCATTGCCATTGCTGGAACTACCATTACTTATGCTGCGATTGCGGGCAGCGTGGTAACATCCCTTGTCACATCATGGGCGCTGAAAGCACTTGCGCCTAAGCCACCAGAATTATCATCATTTGGCGGTGATACATCTTCGCGCGGCACACTGGTCAACCAAAAAGACCCGCTCTCTGCGCATGATTTTGTATATGGTCAAACCCGCAAGGGCGGCGCAATCACATATTACGAAACCACTGGCACAGATAACAAATATCTGCACCAGATCATCGTGCTTGCTGGACATGAACTGGAAGAAATCGGTGACATCTATCTGAATGATGAAGTGGTCACGCTAGATGGCAGTGGCTTTGTCACGACCGATCCATTCAACAGCAAGATCAGGATCAAGAAACATCTTGGCTCAGACAGCCAAACAACCGATGCTGACTTGCTTGCAGAAAGCAATCAGATCACAAGCGCGTTTCGCGGTCGTGGGATTGCCTATCTCTATGTGCGCTATGAGTATGACCAAGATGCCTTCCCGAATGGCCTGCCGCTTGTTACAGCCACTGTGAAGGGCAAAAAGGTATATGACCCCCGCACAGCGACAACAGCTTACAGCAACAACGCTGCGCTGTGTGTGCGTGATTTCATCACCAGTGCCTATGGCCTGTCTGACGATCAGATTGACGATACTGTATTTTCTGCGGCTGCGAATATCTGTGATGAAAATGTGAGCCTGTCAGGCGGT